TATTTAGATTACCAAGCTTTACCATATCTTGTTGTAATGTCGCTACAGATTGTTCTGCAGTTTCTACTGCAGATTCTAGTTTAACATTATTTTCTCGAAGAGTAGCAATAGTTGCTTGTGTAGTGTCGTAGTAGTATTTAGCGCCATAACCAATACCACCGAGTATTGCTACAAGAACAATGATTGCATATAGTCTAATCATTGTTGCAGTTACAGCTGCCCTTTGATCCCACGTAACCGGCTACTAAACCAATAATGCCAGTTATGCTCATTTGTAGCAATTCAACAATATTTTGATCTAGTTCAGCATCGTGTTCTGCAGCAATCATAAATTCATCCACAACAATTAGTCCTAATAATCCCATCAAGCCTACAGCTAGTATTAGAACAATGAGGCCTTTAATATTATCTACATTCATTTTGTTACCCTAAATTTTAAAACTTTTCTTTAGTAAATTCTGAAAATCTTTTAAGGAGTGCCGGTCTTTTCTTTTTTCTACGATCCATTACGTTGGTAGTTGAAAAGCTCGGGCCCATCGCAGTAGTTGCTGGATTCGGAATAGAAGCAGTTGTTGTAGCTTCTTCATGCGAACAAGATCCTTCATGCATTTTACCACATTTTTCACAGAGTTTCTTTTTCATTTGTAAATCTCGCTTGTTGTGACGTATATTTTTTGATTTGTTTTAAGATGAGTTGCTTCATAAATATCTAGACCAAATATATCACCGACAGGATATGCACTTTCAAACACTTTAATTTGATCTTTTGCTAATACAATTTCTTCGTGAGTCGAATTGAGCATCTTAGATGCTTTTACTCGATAAACACCCGGTGATAATTGTTTATCTTCTAAGATAAACCATTTGTTTTCTTCATTTAGAAAATCCAGAGTATCTACACCAGATTTATTCATCACTTTTTCGATACAGCTATCGTTTAACGAATATTTTTCTTTGATAAGAAATAAAGCTGAAGCAAAAGATCCTATTTTACTTCCTCCACCCGGGATTTTGCTAATTAGTCTTTTAATGTTAGCACAAAGGCGAATGAATGGAGTGTAAGAATTTCTTTTTGCGTCTGAGTCAATTTTAACGCTTTTAATTCTTTTTCCATCTTCGTCAATCAAGCCTTCCTTATAAGCATCCCAATTCTTCCAATCCATAACAAGCATTCGCACAAACCGGAAGGCGTATGTAAGATCGGCTGCTCTTTTTACAATACCCATTATATTTCCCTTAATACATCAACGGCCTTTTGGTCCATTGCTATTCCTGTGTACTGATCGTTTCTAATATATCGCAAATATACTAAAAATGGTTTAATTACTGGCCAGTGGTTATCATCAAGCTTTAATTCTAAAATATTTAAAGATGCTTCTATACCAAAAGAATTAAAAATAACGATTAGATGATTTAGTATCAATCTTTCGGCTAATTCATCTTGCTCGAGATAGCGATTAAGCAATCTCTTGATATATTTAAATCTTTTTAGATCTTCATAAAATTCATCAATGTCTGAGAACTGGGGTTTATAATAATGCTTAGCCGCATAGAGTAGAACATTTTGTTCAGTAAGTTCATCGAATATCATCATAACACTATTTATTATTAGCTAAATAGGTTTTTTACCTGTCCCAGCAAAGATGATTTCTTCTCTCTACGATCTAGTTCAATTCCATGTTGACGACCAAAAGCTTCAAGCTCCAGTTTATTCATTTCTTCTAAAGATTTACCATTTGCTGGTGCTTCATTTAATTGTTGTACAGTGTCTTCCATTTGAGCTTCTTCCATTGCTTTAACGGTTTTCTTTGGTTTAGCAGCATTCTTACTAACTCCGTTAAATTCATCAATTTGAGCTTGTGTATGTGCACAAGATTTAAAAAGTTCACCGGTGTTTGGGTCTTCCCAACCACGTATAGTAGGGATTGCGTTACTACACCATCCTGGAGCTTTAATCGCCATTTTTCATTCCTTTGTATGCACTTGCAATTTTATTAAGAATTTTCTTATCGCCGATTTCAGAATCATTCGTACGAGTCTTTGAAGATGGACCAGCTCTACCAGCTTTTGATGCATCATCATGACCAAGCTCATCATAATCAGTAAGCTTGCTTGTTGTATCAACTGGATGTCCGTCTTTCATTTTCTTTGCAGAAGCATTCCGATCGGTCGGCTGCTCATCGCGATTCTGATCTTTATTGCGCTTAGTACCAGCGGCATCTTCCCAGATAGACATTAGACGATTGCGAATAGTAGATTCTTTCTGTTCTTTTTTCGGGTTCATTGTTGCGGTCTCACCTTTTTCTCCTGAAGGCTCGTCTTCTTTATTCTTTGATTTTGAAATAGCTTTACGCTTTTTATGAAGATATTCGTCGGAATCGTCGACATCACCATCATTGTCAATGTCTTTGTCTTTACGATCTTTAAAATCTTTTTTGACGGCTTTTGGATCTACTGGATCCATTGCTTCTTCGACGTCTTCTTTCTTTGGCATAAGAGCTTGAATTGTTTTAACATCGAGCCTCATCTTTTTAGCAATGTCTTTTGCAGACATTCCCTTTTCCATATACCCATGAAGTTCTTTCATTCGACCTTCATCAAGTTTTCTTTGAGCCGTTTCTAGTGTGGCTTTAGCACTTTCAATTAAAGTTTTCATTTCTTTCTCCGTTTAAATCCATTGAGCCACATACGCCCCTACTGCTGCTATTATTGCAGCATATACTAACTTATTTATAAGACACACAGTCCTATGATTATCATCTACCTTTTTTTCAATATCATCTAATTTTACAGATAATCTATTAACGCGTTCAATTTGATTGTGTTGAAAGTCTTGCATTGAAGCAATCTTTTCCTCAGCACGAGCAATAGATACCATAGCCGTTGCCAATTTATCTAATTTTTCTTCGATTCGATCGAGTCTATGATTGGTTGTATCATTCATATCTTTTCACCCAAGTTGCAAACGGCATAGGTTTTCCGCCTGATCTTTTCTTTTGATCTGAATATCTTGCATAATCTGCACTTGGTCCAGATGGTGCTGGAACTTTTTTCTGCAGATCCTTTGCCTTTTTTCCTGTTGTCCGAAAGATAGTTGGCACTGCTTTTTTGCTTGGTCCACGCTTTGCACGTTCTATACCAGCTTTCCAACGTTTTGAGAATGAAAGTTCGTCTAAAGTTTTCATTAATTATCGACCTTTGCACTTGCTCTCCACTGATAACAAGACCAGTATTTTGCTTTCCATTTAGGACCTGGGTTATCACATCCATGACGTGCTCTAAAAGAAGCTCTGCGTTTCGGATCATCTCTTTTAATTTCCATATTTGGATCGCCAAATCTTACAACTACAATATTACCTTTTGGGCCTTTTACGTAAACTTTGAACTTTTTATTTGGATTTTCATTTGTACGAATAGGATCATTTAGATTGACAGTTCTACCCTGATATTCGGCTTCGGTGATCTCGAGATCTTCATACAAGTCTTCGCATTCGCATTTACGATCGATTTCTTCGGCTAAATAATTTTTAAATTTATCCACCAAACTCATGGCCCGCTACTCTTTTCATTTGTTTGTTAAACTCAGCCTGTGATGGCTTATTCTTATACAATTTAATCGAGATCTCGGGACGATCCTTCCCTTTGATTCTCCAGCTATAGCCTTTATCTTTATGCTCAGGTTTGGTAGTCTTGACTACACGTCTCTTGTAGCCAGCTTCCCAAGTTTCTGATCCTTCACAAAAAGATTTAAAATTAATCATCGTCTTCCTCATCGTCGTCATCGTCATCATTGTCTGTTTTTTGAGACATCAAATAATCACGAACAGAATCGATATAGTCTGCAGCTTTTGTAATCTTATTCTGACACCATTCTGGCAAATTCTCTTCATCATCTACCATATCATAAATATCGTCCGCAGCATCCATCACGATGTCAAGCTGGTCCTTCATCATAGAACCTTCTTCATCATATTCACCGGGATCTTTTTCGGCCTGTTCTATTTGCCCAGGAGTCATCTTTTTAGCATGTTTTTCTGCTTCGTTTGTTCCTTCATCAGGAAGGCGAAATTCTCTAAGCTTTTTCATCAAGATCTCCTTTAGCCATATCACGATAACGCTTTTTAACTTCTGCTGATGTCATTCTTTCGACATCGGTAATCATTGAAGGTTGTTTAACAATCTTACGAAGTTGTCCTTTAATATCACCGGGAGAACGACCAAGCATGATCATTGGTGGTAAACCGTCGACAGAAACTTTAAACATCATTTCTTCGTTAACAGATTCACCTGCAGTATTAAAGGCTTCAGTTCTAATAGAATGAGTATCGGCATGAGCTGAATGAGAGGTTGCATTGCCATAGCGTCTAGCAATTTTAGATTGAGATTTAGCAGCGCGGTGTGACATTGCAGCAGATGCTCTGTCGCCTTTATTTAAATGCTTGATTGCATCTATATGATGAGAAGCTGCACTCATATGAGCTTTTTTAGCTCTTAAATCTTGTCTTGCACTATTGGCTGCCATTTGATGGGCATTAGCAGCATCTTCATGATCTCCAACAGATTCGTTAACGGATTCACCGACAGATTTCCTATCAGCCATTGCTAAACCAGCTTTACGCTTTCTACCGATGTTATCAAGACGATCCATCTCCTTATTCTTATATTTTCTAGAGGTAGGTGATGCAGCAACACGAGCATATTGTTGAGCAGCGCTGTAATTACTTTTACTGGCAGCTTTCTTATATCCTTTTACTGTTTCTGGAGACAATTCACCAAGAACTGTATTAGCTGCTAAGGGTGTGCCTTGTTTGTTCATTTTTCTCTTATCTATCCGAGCTTTAGTACTTTTTATAGATTGTGCAGATTTACCTACAGCAATCTTAAGATTAGGGTGAGTTTTACTCTGTTGAGTCATCTCGTCAATTTCTTCACCCATGGATCGTACTTTCTTACGAGTACCAATCTTTTTGGTGTCAGGCCGGCCCATTATGCCGTGCACATCTTTACCGGGATCATCTTTACCGTGATAACCAGCAGCTTTGCCCGGAGCAACTTTCTTAACTTTACCACCACGCTTTTGGAATGCAGCCATTGCACGAGCAAGATCAGCACGACTTGTAGCTTCTTCGATATTCTCTTTGATTTGAGATTTATCAACTTTGTCACCAATGCTTTGTGCAGTCTTGAGGCGAGCAAGCTTAAGAGGCTGTTTAAATCGCTTTTCTAAAGAACGTCTGTCTAACTTCAAGTCTCGCTCATCACTGCCCATTGAGTAGATTTTCATATCTTTAGCACCAACAAGAGCGTATGTCATCTTTGGAGTTCGAGCTTCTTCGACTGACTCTTTTTTATCTCCGCGTTTCGCAGAAAGATAAGCAGCGATCGCCATTTCACGACGCTCTTCTTTATTCTTACCTTTGAATTGTGGAGCATCTGATTTCTGAAAATCGTCAATCCACGCACCCATTCCATCTGATATTTTTAGTGGCATTTTATTATTCCTTTGAATGTCTATTATCCTGTTGTTCCGCCTTGATTTAAAGAAAAGAATTGTAATTGGCCAGACCCCGACGAAACCCAAATTATAAATCTAGCACCATCCTCACCGCCTCCCGCAATAGTGGGTTGTGAGTTGAATTGCGAAAACGGAACGTTGTTGGCACTGTTAAAATGATTAAATGGCGGGTTTTTGAACGCGTAATGAGATTGACCAGTTTGTCCTACATTAGAAATAGGAGAAGAAAGATTATACATCTGTTTAAATCTAGAATCATTGGAATTGTTAACATCTCCATCTCTAGCATAATTTCTTTGTGCAAACCACATTACAGGTCCATAAAAACTACTATAATAGTCGCTTCGAATATTAGTTATACAGACCATAAATGCTTCATTAACAGCAACCACTGCAGTGCTATCATCAACGTAGTGAAAAGCAAGAAGATTGCCGGTTCGATCAGATAGCCAGTTTGGCATAGAAGACATAGCTGCTGGCGAAACATCATTGCTGTACATTAAGGTTGCTGTGGAAGTAGTATTTAAGTATAAGTGGATGCGAGGATTCGATCCAGTGATGCCACTAAAATCAAAATTATAATTAGTGTATTTGCCAAAATTCTGAAATACGCTCGGCGATCGAATGATAGGGTTTCCATTCCCATAACTTAAAACATATTTATTAGTAAAGGAACTCAAATCGGAATAAGACACTCTGCCAATGCCATATGGAGTGATCGGATCTCTCATATAGAAATAAGTGCCATCTTCACCTTTTCTTGTGATGAGATGCAAACCGCCGTAGTCAGCTTGAACTTGACTAGCTGGGTATATGTCGGTTGCTGGGCTGATTACTCCATTACTCGCTTGGACAAAATACAACTCTATACCTTCATATCCATAGCTAACAACAATATTTTCAAAATCATTGCCCGAGTTGCCACTACTAACTATTGCATAAGGTTCAACATCATCACCGGCCGATAGATAAGAGAAGTCGGCATGGCCGCGCAGAATATGATCTGCATAAGACCAAGTGCTGCCACTGCGCTTGTATACTACAAATCCACCTTCATCATCACCACTTGCAGTCGTACTTCCCAGCTCATATATGTTAATAGCGAGCCGAGTACCTGTTCGATTGAACACATGTGTTTGTTGAAATTGATTTGACGGAAAATATACATTTCTACCAGTGTCAGAAAGAAGTCGAGCAGCATCAATCACAAGTAGTTCAGAGAAATTTCCGCTAGTAGTTTCTTTATAAATGTGAACTTCATTGTAAGATGGATGATTGGTGTTGGTCCGTAACACATTTGAAAAATAGATAGCAAAGTTAAAACCAACTCCTTCTGTATTATCGCATTGAATATTTAAAGGAGTGTTGATTCTATCTGCGAGATCAGTACCGGCATAGACACCATCTGAATCTTTTACACTGGCTGGTAAGTCAAGAGTTAAACAATGATCAGGAAAGGGGTACGCGCCATAGTAATCATCTAAGCTTATAGCAGTATTAAAGCCCCCAGCGCTGTCAAATAGCGTTTGTCTTGCAAGTCCGCCGTCGGAATCTGCACCATAAAGACTTATTCCTCCAGCAGAATCATTGTCTAACAACCTAGTTCGTATATCATTGAAGCTGATAGCGCCACTAGATTGCATCTTTCTTGCGACCATCTATTTAGCTTCCTCTTACTTTTGCTGCAAGGTCTTTATCAGCTTTACCCCAAGTGCCTGAGGACTTCGTTACAAAAGAATTGACTCGAGCAAAACCCCACTGCTGTGGAGTTGTTCCCGGTCTGTGGCCAGTGCGCCATGCAGCTACACCACGGTTATATACTTTCCGAAGAATACTCAATGGCATGCCAGATTTTTCTGCTTTCTTCTTTAAACCCGCAGTAGCATCTTCTTCAATTTGAACATGCTCTTTGAATTTCATTTTATTTTTCCGTTCCATTTCTTTAGCATCTCTTTTAGCCATAGCTTCACGATCTTTACGTACTTTCATAGCGACAGCTTTGATTCGTTGATTACGAATCTTTTGCTGCGCTTTATTGAGTACACCATCATCAGCCATTAGTCATCTCCGAACATTTGCTTGAATTTCTTTGTATGTTTACTCGGCTTTGTTTTTGCAGTCGCATCACCCGGTGCTTTCTTATAAGCAGCAGGATTGTCATCATCATATTTTGAATATTTTTTGAAGTGTCTATCACGTGCTTTTTTGGTCGACTTTGACTTCAAACCCGAATAGTATGCCTTAGGCCGAGTACCCGGCCGGTCTTTAATATCTGGATCTTGAGGTGATTCTTTTTTACGCTCATCTTTAGCTTCGGTAAGTTTATCAAGGGAGTGCGGTGCAATATCATACGACAAATCAACCGAAGGATCGACTTTCTCGACTGCAGTCAACCATTTTCTCCAAGTCTCACCCTTTGATTCTACAATTACGTAATTCGAACCGAGTACTTTAATCTTACCAACAATACCATTTTCTTTGATTACGACTTCATCGCCTTCATCGAATAATTCACCACCAATATAAGATTCACGAATTTCAGATACTGATTCAAGCTGTACATGGTTTTTAAATTCTTTTTCTTCTTTTAAGCCCATTCCTTTACGGACTTTATTAAAAATATCTTTTGCTTCTGAGTTGGAAACATTCTTTGGAAGACCTTGAGAAAATGCAGTAAAGTCATTATCACTTGCAGCTTTTCTCATCTTCGAAGCTGACATTCCAGCTGCACCTTCAGCATCTGGATCACGATCACCGGCAGACATAACATTGATTCTTTCAAAATTATAGAATCCGTGCCTACCCTTTTGACCATTATACTTTTTTAATAAAGCTTCAAATTCATTGACACGATCAGAGCCAACAACCATGACAATTCTTTTAAAGCCTTCATCGTATAATTTACTTGAAATTTCGAGAGCATTGCGTAGTTTCTTATCTGCCATAATCTGACGAGCATGACGAGGAAACATCTTACGAGCTGCTTTGACTTTATCAACAAATTGAAGAGGATTTTTCTTTGGATCCTGTGATTGCGATATATAAATGCGATAAGGATTTTTGCCCGATTTTGAAGACAAAGCATTCATCAATTTCTCGTGGCCAATAGTAGGAGGGTTCATTCTACCAAATGTAAAATAAACTGTTCTTTCTTCTTCTACTAAATAATTCTTAAAAGAATTGATCATTAACGCTTCCTTTGAATTTCCTGACGGCGCTTTTGCGGCATCAATCTACGCTGTAGAATTTTGATACGCTGTTGCCATCCACCTTGTTTCAGACGCTTTTCAATCTGCTTCTTCTTTGCGACCGAAACTTCGCTCTTCTTCATACCCTTACCAGCTAATTTGTCGGCAAAGGTTGATCTTGCTCCACGGCGTGCTCTTTTAGATAGAACTGCTTTTGTTGCAAGTCTTTTCTGTGCTCTTTTACGAGCCATCTTCAAACGAGTCTTACGTCGTTTCATTGACCGTGCAAGCTTACGTCTACCTTGAATGGAAAGTTCTTCAGAAGTTTCTTCTTGTTCTTCATGCATAGCACCATTGCGGCGCTTTTTTGCTCTGTAATTAATAAGTTCATCCTCACCCGGACGATAATCAACTACCATAAAATCTTTAAATGACAGAGGTTTTGCCATTAGTTTCTCCCTGGTTTATCCCATCCCTTAAGAATATTAGGTGAAAAGTTTGCGTATGAAAATTCCATACGGTCCACAATTTTCACTGCATCACCACCAAGTTTATCGATTGCTACATAGCCTTCTTGACCTGTTACTCGATATCCTTTTTTTGTTTTTAAGAACGTTGACACGTTATTTAATTTATTTAAAGTATTTATAAGTTTTAATTTTGCTAAAACGATAACTTTTTGTAATTCAAACATTTGTACTAGAGATGCTTTATTTTTTTGACTAAAAAAGGTAAGGATAGCATCTAATTTCTTCTGTTGAGCTGTTTTACCTTTTTCGGTTGTTCTTTTAGCCATTTCCTTTGCATACTTATCATTTATAAATTGAATCAAAGCATCGACTCTTTTCTTCGTATATGTTTGAAGTGCAACTGCT